ATATTGGGTTACTATTTGAACACGTCGCAGGAAACGACACGGACAATCACGCATGAGGCCAGCCCACACGGATGGCCCCTAGCTTGAAAGCCGAGTCACTTAGATGGACAGCCGCAACGCACTAATACAGATGCTCAACCGAACCTTAACCAGATCCAAAGAAACCTCCTCCCGAGTCCAGACTCGTGTCGCGGCCAAATTGTGTCTCAACCAATTCGAGGTCACGGAGAACGGGGAAACCCGGATCGTCGATTGCGACAACTCGACCGTCGGAGGTCGACGCGGCTTATGCCAGTCATGCGCACGAGAGTTTTACGACTCGCTCAAGTTCGGGACCATTTCGGAGGCCGACCTACACGAGCGAAAGATGATTCAAAAAGGCCTAGTCCTCGGACGTGACGAGCTACGGGAGCGACATCCCAACCGCAAGTCACTGATTCGACGACGTCGGGCATAAACGAGGGTTTACACATGGCAACGGTTATCGATCCCATCGAGACAAAGTTTAAGGTTGGTGACACAGTCACTTGCATTAAGAGCAACGCAAAGCTCGTCGGCAAAATTCAATCGGTCAAGAACTCAAGCGTACTGATTAGCTGGAACGGATTTCCTCATGGAATCTGGTACACCCGGCAATTGATCATGAGCATGGGGATTTTAGTTGGTGAACCTTCAGGAACGCCAAACCTTTCCAAGTCGGTTGTATACGGAACGATCGACGTTTTGGCATAGATACAGCCACGCTAACGAGGGCAGGAGCGTCACGGATGCTCGAGGTCGGACGAGCCGGCCAAGCGTGGATTTTTCGGCACTCTCATGGAGCGTCGAGTTGCTGCCCCGAGGGATACGGATCTCTCGGGGCTTTAGACCACAACCGTACGCTAGCGCGTTTCGGCTAATCAGCCGCAGGGCGCTAGCCCCCGGTTGATACAAGCCCGAAGCGCAAGCGAGGGATAAGAACCAATCATCGAGCCGGCATAGAGTCGAGTGAGGTCGTTTCAAACCGGCTTGATGATTCCAAACCAAGGCGGCTCCGGTCCTTGCGGGTGCAGGGTCAATCGGGTCAACACCGGAGCCGCTTTTTTGATTCATAGTCATCCTGGCTCCATCGACAGATGTAACTACTGACTTTGACTTGTGTAGCAGGATAAGCAAGTCGACTGAGCCCCACAGCTTTGAGGTTGAAACGGTACAGATTCAAAAGGGGATAGCCGTGACGGGTGGAGAGAGTGCCACATTTTGCATCGGCGGCGTGTGGGAAACGCGGGCCGAACAACACGAAAAAAGCGAGTCTCTCTCGTCTCGCGGCCAGTACATCGGGTTGTTTGGTTTGACAGAGAGGGTTCAACTCCCTCCCGATGCACTGGAACAACAAACCAAACCAATCAGAAAGGACACACCAATGCACCTCGACACCTTAATGTCGCTTCAATCGGCGTTGATCACCGCCGCCACACGGATAGGCAACGAGCGAATCGAGATCCGCGAGCCCGGCGGCTTGCGGCTCATCGCCCACGACGTCGACTCATCACTCGACGAAGCGTACATGGATCTCCGCGATCACACCGATGACGGACCAAACACCCTACTCTCCCTCGGATCCATGCTCCGGATACTTGGCCGGTCGGTCGAAATGACACGCACCGTCGACGGCATCACACAGCCCGTCGATCTCATCAACCACGCCGTTCCCGTTTGGTTACACGAACCCCAGATCGAGAAGCTCCGCCAATTCGCCGAGTCCCGACAGATCACCATCTCCCACGCCGCGAGCTTGTTCATTCTCAGCGGATTACAGATTTCGAATTGGAACTAAGCCACTAATGACATTCGACATTTTTCAAATTGCAAAGCGAGTATTCCGTCGCTCGATTGCAAACCAACCCATGACGGACACAAAAAGGTTAAGCATGACGAATACCAAATTTCAACGCGACGAATCCATCAAACTTGGCGACGTGGTCAGAGATCGAATCTCCGGATTCGAGGGAACGATCGTTGCCATCACCGAATGGCTCAATGGATGCCGACGCATCACCATACAGCCTTCATCCTTGTTTGAGGGCAAACCGGTGGACAGCCACACTTTTGACGCGGAGCAAATCGTCAAAGTTTCAACAGGTCCGGAGTTATCTAAAACTCGCAAAGGTGGTCCCAGCATTTCGCCGCAACGGCATCGCGATCCCAAATAGACAACGCCTAACACACTACGAACGATCTCTAACCACGGAAGCGAAGCAATGAAGAACACCAAACACTACTACGTCGATCAATTCAACGAACCCATTGCCCCCCGTCGTCGTTATGCGGTTGGCAAATCCCGAGCGTCCGGCCAACTATGCGAGGCGTTCGAATGCGTCGAGACCGGCGAGCTAATGCTCCGCACCGTCAAGGGTGGCACGATCACCCGCGTCTATGACGAGGATCTCGAGTATCGGCTTGATCCCTCCACAGTATTCACGCGAGTCGACGCCCAGGGGATGCCACTCGAGCGGCCCGAGGACGATCACGGCTCCTCGGTGCGATCCGCGATTATGCGAGCCCGACACTACAAGGATCAATTGCACGCCATCGAGCGAGACCTCATCACCGAGCTCGGGGCAGACGGGGACACCGAGTTGACGGACGCCATCATGCAAGCGATCCACGCCGACGGCAACTATCAACAGATCATGACCCTCATCGAATCCTAATCACCCATCTCGTTTCTTCGTAGCCGATCTCGCCAGAGATTGGACGGTTACCTTGGCCGGGTACCGATGGCAACCCCGGCGTTTAATAATCCATGATTCCCTTCTCTCGAGGCATGTTTGAGCGCATAGACTCGGGAGGAGGGGGTTTTCACCCTAAACCAATCGCACCAATGACCGAATCCAAAACCGTACCAATCCGGATGGCCCGAGCCACCCAAGACGACGTCGATCGAGTCGTCAAATTCTTTCAACTCATAGAAGAGTACATGGAATACGGCACCTACACCCCACCCTCAGACGAGTTCGAGGAGGAATCGATTGTTCTCACCGAGGACGTTTTCGTTCATTACCTCCGGACACTCTGGGGCGGTCGGCAATCGAGCCAACCCGGCGTCGACTCCGCATGGTCACGAGTCGTCAACGGTTACGCGGTCCTCGTCGACAACGTATGCGATCCCAACAGCGATGTTCTCGAGTACAAACCCGAGATAGCCGCCAAGCTATCCCAACCCGACGCGTAAACGAGGGACCGAACCACTACCGCCGCCCTTTCACATTTTTCGGGCACGTTACGACCGTACGAGTGTGGTCATTCTCCTAAAAAAACTGACCGATCGATTGTTCTGAATAAGCACAACAATTGAGCTCGTACCTTTTGAAATTCCCGTAGCCGATCTCGTTAGAGATTGGATCGTACACCACCTCAGTAACCCTCCAATCTCTAACGAGATTGGCTACCGAAAACCGAGACAATTCGTTATGGCACGCATCTCCGAACAGAACCGAAACGACCACTACGATGCCATCTTGGCCACCACACCGAGATCGCGGGCCCAAGTGTTCTTAGCCCTCGCCGATGCCGAGCCAAATGGTTTAACCCGATACGAGCTCGCCGAGTTGTTAAAGCGGCCCGTCTCGTCGATCTGCGCCCGAGTCCACGAGCTTGAAGAACAGAAACTCATCACCGAGACCGAGGACAAGCGAGACACCCAATACGGAGGCACGTCCGTCGTGTTACGGATCGCCGCCAATCTTCGCATCGTCAAGCAAATGACCATGTTTTGATTTGTAGCCGAAGTCGCCAAGACTTTGGATCCATCGTCCAACCCTGGCCTCGTAGCCTCGTCCACTACCCCAATCGCCAATCATCAATCTCAAATCTGAAATCCAATGGAACGTCGTTTAACCGTACTCCACAACACCCTCGAAATCGCCGCGATCGCATCGACTTTTACCGGTTGGTTTTCGTGTTCCGACATCCACGAGATCTACAACGCCGACGTCGCCAAAGTTCATCGACGCACCGTTCTACGTTACTTGCACCAACTAACCGAAGCCGGATTACTCGACAAGAGACGAAAGCGGATCGTCATCGACGACATCAACGGATGCGTCGTCCGGTTGCAATTCGGTTGGGTAGGATGGCCAGGCGTCATAGCCGCCCGCGAGACTCGACTAAAGCCCACCCCATTTTCAAAACGCAAGCCGATCGGGCGCTAGCCCCGGTTGTCCCGTAGCCGAAGTCGCCAGACTTTGGACGCAAACCAACAAACCATCCAATCTCTTGGCGAGATCGGCTACCAACAATAACCCATGAAACGCAAACACAAATACTCCGCCCAGCCCACCGTTTACGACGGGATCCGGTTCGCCTCCAAACGCGAGGCCAAACGGTACCTCGAATTGAAACTCCTCGAGAAGGCCGGCAGGATCAGTAATCTACGCCGGCAAGTCCGATACCCGCTCGTCATCGAGACCACCTATGTCGCCGATTTTGTATACGACGAGAAGGGCGAGGAGATCGTCGAGGACGTTAAGGGACACCGCACCCGCGAGTATCTACAAAAGCGTCGACACATGAAGAAGCAACACAACATCGATATTCGCGAGACTTGAACGTAGGACGGGTCTCCAGGCCCGTCTTTTCTACCTCCAACCAAAAGGACAACCAAATGACCAAACAGAGTTACGCCGCCATGATGGCCAACGCATGGAACCGAGCCGCCAATTTCAATTTGATCGCTTCCATCGGCGACACCATCAAATGCAAATCCGACGTCGGCACGTTGTTCGACGTCACAACCGTCTCAGAAGCGTTCGCGTTACCAGATGGATCAGTGCATGTCATGATCCGGACCCTATCGGGGAATAACATCTTCCAAAAGAACATCGACGTCCTTTCCCCTTCGTAGCAACTCATTCAATCTCGAACGAGATCGGCTACCAAATCATAAGAAAGGACACACTAATGGGATTTATGAAAAACTCAGCCGCATGGCATGCACGCTACCAAGCACAGACACCTAACGAGGCCGTCAATCACGCCGTCACCATCATGGAGTTTGGGCCGCACGACCGAGTCAGTCGGCGGATCGTAGCTCAGGTATTGCATTACATCTTGACCAAGGGCGAGGTCTACGGAGCCGGTCCAGCGATCGCAGCTCCGCTCGGCATCAATTACCACTCCACCGTCCAATCGCTCAACATACTACGCGAGTTTGGTCTTATCGTAGGCACTCGCGATAAGGGCGTACAGCGTTACGTCGTCGATCAAAAGAGGCTTGCCAATCCCAGCCGCAAGCGATGCGTAGAGATACAGAAAAAGCAGATCAAAGCCAAGCGAGAAGCGAGAAAAGCGGACAAACCTCGCGGCCGTTGCAAATGCGGTTGTAAGCCCGAGCGTTGGGTCGATGGAGTTTGTCTCCTCTGTCACACCCGAGAGTGCATCGCGAACGGAACCGTTTAAAGATTTGCGATTTGAGATTGGCGATTTGCGATTGATGCAAACCAAGAATACCAGCCCGACGCGCAAGCGAGGGATTTACACATCACACCAACCCAGGAACAAACCATGAACCGACAAGCACGATTGCACGCCCCACCTGACGACGAACGACGATGGACCGATCACGGAAATGTTTCTTTATTGGAAGCAGCCCGGCAGCAAGCGATAGTTGTCTCTCGTCGAGTCCGATCGACTGGCATCTTTCACATCGAGGTTCGGTGCGAAGACAGTCCAGAGATACCGACTAGCATCTTTCGCGTCCAAGTTTCTCCGACTGCCACCGTCCTTAATCCTCGCCTCGACACCGACACGGACTCGTAGCCTCGTCCACTACCAACACTCACACCAATCGGCAATCATCAATCACCCGTATGGACACACGTTATCAAATAGCCAAGTGGCGAGAGAAGTACGAGACATCGGACTCGCGCAAACACAAAACGTTGACATGGATTTCTATTCCAATCGAGTTTGGGGCAGATTACTACGCGTTGATTGAGGAGTTTGGCGATGAGGCTGGATTGATGGAGTCGGTATGGTTCGCTTTATTGCGGATCGCCGCGTCCAATCCGGTAAAAGATCGACGGGGTGTTTTAGTCAACGACAACGGGAGGCCATATAGTCATCTTTACTACGAGATGAAAAGCCATCGCCCAGCGAACCTTTTTGCCCGGCTCATAGAGTGGGCTGCCCGTCCCGAGATCGGTTGGCTCGTCGAGTGGACCGAATCCGCACCGGCTCCCGCTCTCGTAGCCGAAGTCGCCAAGACTTTGGACGCATCACCGGAACCCATCCAATCTCTGGCGAGATCGGCTACCGAACCCACGAAACCCCAACAAAACACAACGCCCGATCCTCAACCGGTTAACAATCGATCAGTAATCGATCAGATACAGGTTGACGATCGACCGCCAATCGACCTACCTAACCTAACCTTACCTAACCAAACCTTACCCATCATCGATCGATCTATCGATCGATCGATAGCCACCGACCCGCAACCGGTTGGCACCCAGGCGACAACCCGCCCCAGCCCGACACCCAACGGCAGTTCAGATCCGTTGGCCAAGGCTCGGGATCGGATGGATCGATTGATTGATGATAAAGTTTTTTTGAAGGAGGTTTGTGAACTCGCAACCAACCTCAAAAAAGGCAAAGTCCACAAGCATTTGTTTTGGCACAAGGCCACCCGGGAAGAGGTTTGGCAGATCGTTTTCGCTGGATGCGTGTTTGGTCGCGAGTGCCTCGAGAATTGCATGTACACCATCGCCAACGGCACCAAACAAGGCCCCGTTCTCAAGCCCCAAAAGTACATCGACGCCTCGTTTCGCAAGATGCTCCACGAGGGCCACGGCGTGTCCTGGGAGCAGCTCCGCAACCACATCCCCGTCCCAGCTCCACCGCGTCCCGAACCCGTTCCCGTTTCTTCGTAGCCGATCTCGTCAGAGATTGGATTCATCACACCAACCCAGGAATTAAACCAATGACCACAGAAACAACAATGGAACCAACCACAGAAGACCAAACCTCGCAAACTATTTTCGAAATCAATTACCCCGAGCCGTTGCTACGCCTCTGGCGATTTGCCGACCACCAAAGCATTAGGTTCGCCATTGATTTTGTCCGCGTCGATTTCAAAAACGCATTCGTGGAAGCGACTCAAGGGTCAATCATCGTCCGAGAAGTCTTAGAGATTCCCGATGAATGGCGGAGCTTTGATTCGGCATTGTTTTACGGCGAAGATCTAGAGCGGATTTTCAACTTTTACAAAAAGCGAAATAGCCGACACGGTTTGAAGCTCGTGAAGGACGGTGACAATTGGTACGCCCAAAACGATCTAGTTCGGATGGCCATCCAAACCAACGGATCCACCTTTCCCAACACAAGCGAGGTTTTTAACCCCCAGCCGGATCGCGTTGTCAAGTTTCTTCTAAGCGTCGACATACTGCGAATGTTTCTCAAAGCAGTCGATTCAGATGACATCGAGTCATGTAACAGTGTCGAGTTCAGCGTACCGCTTAGCGGTGGATTCGCGATTGATTTAAGTTGCAGAGGTGGCAAGGTCAAAGCACGTTTCGCAACCATGACCTCCGGCGAAAACGCTGGGAATTCTATCGCAATCGAACCACCGTTTGAAACCACCGAATCAACCCAGGAACCAAACCCATGATCCAACTCCACAAAATTGCAACGCCGCCGCAGCTCCACGAGATACTCACCAAGAATGGTTCCACTGACATCCAGTGTTACGAGGGGGCAGTCAACAAAGGATACATCTCCGTCATCAAAAGCCGCGACCCCAGCGGCCGGAATAACGCGATGGAAGATCATTTGTCGATTTCCATCAGACCGTTGGTTATGGGAGTTATGCAAAGCGGACGCATCCCAACCAAAGCAGAGATTCAAAGCGTATTGAATTTCTTCCAATGGAACGGTCCTGCTTGCGTCGGCGAGGGCCAAGACTATGTCGTCCACATTTACAAAGCACCAAGCACTAAGAACCAGGAACAAACGCGGAGCGTTTCATGAGTTTAACCGCTTTCATATTGCACTTACGTCCCGACGAGAGTCTCACCATCCACACCGAGCTCGACGTCATCCGCTACGAGTTATCGGTAGGGGTCGGGACACGGCGCCCGCAGCGAATCGTCGGCATGGTCCAGGTCGACACCGTCAAGACCACGCATCACGACGTATTGAGCGAAGCATTACACCGCGAGCTCGACACGGCCCGCGGCAAGCAACGCACCAAGCGAATTTGGTAGCCATATCACCTCTATTACGAACGCTTATTTGACGTTCACGATGGGACACTTTTTTTGACAGGTTTAGAATTCTGCTTAAACGCGGCGTTTTTAGCGTCCCAATGAGAAATACCTGCCCGCCGCAGGTGTTAATCCTTCACCAAAAACATCCACGGCGGGCGGGTGTTTTTATTGTAGCATTGGATTTGAAATGAGTGAATCATTTGCAGCACAAAGAAGCTGGAAAGCTGACTTTGTATGGATGGACGTTTCCAAACTTTTTATTGACGATGGTTACCAGCGAGGCAAAAAGGCATCTCACATTAACCGAATCGCGAAGAATTTTGATAGTAGAGTTTTTGGTGCAGTTTCTGTAGGTCGCCGACCCGACAACAGTTTCTTTGTGATTGATGGACAACAACGTTTAGCAGCCGCCGTGAAGATTGGAATGACATCAGTTCCTTGCATGGTGTTCGACGTGTCAAATGATAGGGAAGAGGCTTCGTTGTTCACTCAGATCAACAAGGGCCGTAAAAACATAACGCCGCTTGAACAATGGAAGGCAGATTTGTACGCACATGATCCAGTCGCGCTCGCAGTACGTGACATAGTCGAGGCAACTGGCTATCGCGTGGTGAATGGACAGGCGGATTATGGCGTTCAAAACGTTAAGGGGCTAGCGGGAGAATACAAAGCAGATCCAGATGTTTTTCGTGATGTTTGGTCTCTGTTGGCAGAATTACACAATGGCTCACCGATAACAGATTTGATGCTACGAGCTATGTGTCTTGTCGAAAGAACTGCAAGAAAATCGGGCTTAACAATGCTTGTTGAGGAACATTTAAAGACGTTAAAAAAACTTGGCGTTCATGGGATAAACAATGCGATGAACAACGCTGTAGGCTACTTGGGCGATCACAATCCACCGACTAGGGCGAAGGGTATCATTAAAGCCATCAACGGTCGCAAGACAAAAAACACTTTGCCATTCCCATCGGACAGTTCGACAGGCAAGGAAAACGAATCGTGAACGACGAAGAACGTAAAGCATACGACGCATTCCAGCGAATCGTAGATGCAGCCAAAAAAATGAACGAGGCGATCAATGGTGACAATCAAAAAAAGCCATCAGTCAAAATGGACCGCGATTCGATTCAATCAAAGACCAAAGTAGAGATGAAAATGACCGAAGACGACGATGACATTCAGACAGAGTTCTTTTGCGATCTTTCGTTGAGCATTTGGTTAACGACGATCATGGAGTTCAAGCTGCAGTTTAGCCCAGGTTTTTCAAACCAAGTCACCGTTTGTTTCGAATCCAAACAGGAAATTGAAGTCGACGTCCTTTGGGATGAGATTTCAAACGAAGGCATATGCGACTATGCGTCGCTCCGAGAAGACGGCAGCATTACTCTAGGGATCTCGTATGCTTCACCGAAAGAATTAGGACCGAGTTACCAAGCTTTTGTTGAAATGCTATGGATGCTTTCTATTCGCGGATTCCGCCCGACTTGCGCGATGACGCAGTATGGTAACTGCCAAGAGTTTCAATCGCGATTGACAGAGTACATGGAAAAGATTGCAACGGTAAAGCAGTCGAGCGACCTAGATATTTCCCAACTCTTTGGTTTTATCTTTTAATCCGAACGTCTCTTAGCCCCCCAAATCCCCAGCACAGCAAGAAACAGCAGCACCCGGCCGATGCCCCACCAATCCCATTGCAGAGTTTCCAAACCTAATCCGTCAAACATCCCATCGTACATAGGAAAGCACCGATCTAAATCATGGCCGGTAGACCATGGACATCCAAAGAGGACGCCATCATCCGGCGGCACTACAAAAAGAAAAGTGTAGCATGGATCGCCCAACGCGTAGACCGGACCGATCGAAGCGTTTACCAACGGGCCAAGACACTCGGACTATGCGAGGAGCGAAACCAATCTGAGATAGACGACAGAAAGTCACAAATCGTTTTGTTGTTATCCCAGGGACTCAGCGACAGCGAAGTCGCCAACCAAGTCGGTATGGATCGACGAGCTTTGACCGAAATGCGAAACCGAATGGGAATCGAGGCCAATGGGCGAAACGATCGATACCGACAGCGAGTCTCACAGAAAACACGAGAACAATGCCGCCGAGCCGGAGTCGCTAATCTCGCAGCCATTCGAGCCAAGCAATTCCGTCAGTTTGTCGACGATCTAGGTTGGCCTAACCTTTCAGTCAGAGCCGCCCAGATAGCCGAAACACTACACAGAAACGGACCCATGACACGACGACAGATTTGTCAAGCCGTCGGACTACGATGGAAGGGCTCAAGACACTCGCTTTCTAATAGCCGAGTGCCAGGCGGTTCCTATATGGCCGAACTTCAACGAGCCGGAATCGTCGTCCGTCTCGAATCTGCCATCAGCCTACGAGGCTCTGGCAACCAACACGACCTTTACATGATCGCACTAGGAAAAGAACCATGTCGAACAAAGGAATGACCATCAGCTCCGTCGAGGGCCAATTAGAACAACAGCAAACAAACCTTGAACTACAGAGCAAACTCCGCCAAGCCATTTTTGGTGCGATCAGCGAACACGACGTCGAGGAGATAATCAAACGGCAAGTCGAAAAGGCCAAACAGGGGGACAACGCGTCTTTGCAATTTGTCATGAAATACGTGTTAGGATTTGGCCAACCCGTAACACTCAATCAAATCAATGTCATGGACGTCGAAACCGCCGCTAGAATCGCGAACAGGAAGCAGCCCACGGCCTCGTAGCCTCGTCCACTACCAACCAAAAGCCCAATCTCTAACGAGATTGGCTACGACACTACGAAATGCCCCAAGCCTATTTCGACTTGCTGCCCGACGGCGAAGTTGTCGAACGTCACCCGGCCAGCGAACGGACCACCCGCGGGCCCATTGTACACCACATCGACCACCGAATCATCCGTCGGGATCGCCACCGTAGCCGTTACATAATCTACCGTCCCCGCCGAGTTTTGGATCCGGATCCGAATCGATCCACCCCCGCCATGCGTCGCTGACTTGCGGACCTTTACAACCAAATCATGGCCGAACGTCGTAAACGGCGACGAAGTCGGAGCCGCGATCGCTTGGACGTACGAGAACGGACTCGCCGAGGTATTCACAATCCGAGCGAATTGGATCAGTTTCGCCACCCGTAGATTGGTCGATAAATCCAAACGAGTAATCGTAAACCCGCTCCCCGTGACATTGGGCAGCCCGTTCAAAAGGAGATTCCGATGCTCGACAAACTCCTCATTGATCCCCTCGGGCAACATCCGGATCACCGCCAACTCCCACGAGCGATTCGGATCTCCGGTCGCCGTCACCACGCATTGCTCATCCGTTTGCAGCTCCACGAGCCACGTTAGGGACAAATGCGAATTGCAAACCAACTCCCGGACCATTGTGTCCGGAGTCCCCAAGGTTAGAACTGATCCACGCGTCCCCGATTGGGTCACCGGTACCGAGATGATCTGGTCCCAAGTCACCTTTTTGCATTCGACCACGTTCCACGACTTGACCGCCCAGGTCGGAGCCGTCACCTCGAGTTTAAGATCCTCCCGCTCCGTAGTCGACTGCAGGACGCATAGAAAATGCCCAACCCCTCGCCGGTTGGTAAAAATCGGATTGCTCGCATGAAATTCGATCCCACATCCGATCGTATCGCCGGCAGTTTCCATAATCCAAGTGGATGGAGCCGCAGGGTCAGGCCGGCGAGACCGTTTCGCCAAGATGAGCGGATAGCCTTGCGTCATGACAGCACCGTCATTTTTCTTGTAGTTGTAGCCGAAGTCGCCAGACTTTGGACGCCCTTTCCAATCTCTTCGCGAGATTGGCTACCAGCGGTCCGCGTTACCCCACGCGCCGCACAGATCGGGCATGGGCTCACCGATACCCGTCCATGATCCGGACACCTCCACGAGATCGGAACAAACGCCACCTCGGATTCTTCATCCTCTTCATCCCGATAATGATCATCCCCCGAAGTCCTCAGACGATGGATCGTCGTTTTGCTGAAACCATACTCGCGAGCAAGCGAACGGACCGAGCCCGACGCCTTATTGATAATCTCCTCGCGAGTCAGCGGAGCCACCGGTTTGATCCGGCGGACGTTTTTCGGGAGGCGTTTATAGAGAGCTTTCACGTTCCGGAAATGGAAACGGCGGCAGATTTCCTCTAGCGTCATATCCGAGAGATAAGCATCCAGAATGATCGCTTGAGCCTCAAAGCCAGGTAGGAGCGGTTGGGAGATTTTAGACATATTACCCTCGTATTGGTGCGAGGGTGCGAGAGCCAATGGGTCACAGTCATCATATCAACTCGGGACAGTTCCGGCCAATGGTTTAATGTGTAGTGGACGAGGCAACGAGGCCATTGCAGCACGTCAGGACTCGTAGCCTCGTCCACTACCCAACCCGATCTCTTAAAACCAAAAGCGAACCATGGCAAAAGCAAAAACTCAATCCACTGAATCATCTGAGACCATCGACGACACCAAAAAAGCCGTCATCGACTCAACGCCGCCAACCCCACCGGCCCCGATGCCGCTCGACATGCGGATCGCCGCCATGTTAGGCATGGGGCTCGACATCGTCCGCGAGCGGATGGTAGGTAAAGATCAGTCCGCATTACTTCAGCTCGTCGAGGATCGCAACCATCCCGACCTCTCCGCGATGTTAGCCGTCAATAGATCAGTCTGATCCGACCGATCTATCATCCAATCTCTGGCGAGATCGGCTACCACAACTCACAACCAAGCACCAAGAACTAGGAACTAAGAACTTGTTTCTCTACTACTACCCCGGCAACGGCCCTATACCCGACGAGCTCCGGTACGTCATCACCGACACAGAGCCCTATCACAAACGAACCGTCATGCACGGCCCCCTCGGTCGTCCCGCCGGCACCATCTTCGCTATGGAGAGCCACGACCCCGGTCTCGTGAAGCTCGACGAACCGTTCCAGAAATGGAAGCCATTCCCAGGAGACTCTCCGTTATGTGTCGGACTATCAGACAGCGTCAAACCCGATCCCCAGCAACTCAGCCGCCCCACGATGTTAAGGGGGCATGTCGTGAAGTTAGCCGACGGAACCAATTGGCTCGTCCCAATCGCTCGCGGATTCGACAGCGGATCGGAGCAAATGTTCTTGGCGTTACCGATCGCCTTGGAGTACGAATGCTCGACCGGTCGTTGGATCGCTGGAGGAGTCGAGACCCAGTACAAAGCCTTTTTTGATCTCGCCCAATCTCACGCGCAAAAGCGGTGGGAGATGCTCGGACAGGGCCAGCTCCAATTCGACGACCCCGACGCCGATAAACTCGCCATGGCCGCGTTACAGACAAACTATCGGATTAGTCACCTCGAGCTATCGTTCTTTTCGGGAGCTTACACCCCGAGAACCAGGCAACAGATATTAGACGCCATCCTAGACATACCGACATGGATGGAATGGCACCGCAAAAAAAAAGAGCTAGCGAGCGATGGTACCAATACTTGAGATGGTCGAAACAGGTCGACGCCGGCCAGCCGACGAGTTACCGCCCCACTTGGGCCGACCTCCAGTTTTATACGTTAGGCATCCGGTAGCCGTAGTGGACGAGGCAACGAGGCCATTGCCAACCCCATCCAATCTCTAACGAGATCGGCTACAACCAAGAACTAAGAACCAAGAACTGGCGAAGCTATGTCATCTCAAACCATCATCACTCTCACAGGCGACGAGAAGTCGGCCTACGAAGCATTTCAAAAGGTCATCGCCGAGGCGGCCAAGCTCGGCAACGAAACCGAAAAGGCGGGAAAGAAAGCCAAAAAGACAAAGGACGAATTTAATTTCGGCAAACAAGCATCCGACGGGTTCCACGACATGGCCACATCGGTCCTATCCGTCACCGCCGCCGTCGGAGTATTGCAACTCGGTCTCGAGGGAGTCCGAGCCGAGTACGAACGTATCAACGAAGTCGGCCGCGAACAACTCGGATTCGCCAGAAACCTAGCCACCGCCCAACAAGAGGCCAGCAAGAACCTAGCCGGAACCGATCCCGCCGAAATGCAAAGGTTGTTTGGCGAGGCCGTCCCTCGCATCGCCGTCGAATCGAAATTTCCAGACCTGGCACAAATCACCACCGCGATCGGGGCCGCCGCTTCAATCATCGGGTCCGATCGAGCCGAGACCGTCGTATCCGCCGCCGCTCAGCTCACCGCACTAACCCCAGATCAATTACAGACCACCACATCCGCCACAGCCGACGTCACCAAAGCTATCGGCGTCAACGATGCACGCGAAGCCCTCGCCCTATTGCTATCGACCGGATCCGTCTCGCGTCCCGAGAACCTCCCGCAGCTCGCCACCGGAGCCGCCAAAGCGATCAACGCCGGCGTCGTCTCCACGGCGGACACCCAGTCCCAAATCAATGCCGCCAAAGAGTCCGCCGCCCTCTTCGCGATGTTATCGGAGGTTGACCCGTCGGGCCAATCCGCATCGACCGCGACCGTACAATTGATCTCCCAGATGCGAGATATGTTCTCCGCTATGGGAGCCGAGGAGCGAGACAAGAAAGCTTCCGAGCTTGCCAACAAACGCGAGCGAGCCGAAGAGGATTTGCTCCGCACACAAATCCAGCTCGAGCAACGACAAAAGAAAGCCACCGCACTCGGCACAGCCGACACCGTCGAGGCGAGAGCCGCTCGGTTATCGGTCAGCACCACCCAGGCCGAAGCCAAGCGACTAACGCAGTCGATCTCAGACATGGACAAAGAGCTTGCCCAATTTGCATCGATCGCCACCATGCGGGCCAGCGACCCAGGCACCACAGTCGGACGAATCCAGGCCGTCGCCCAAAACGCAGACGCCAGAAACTTTTTGCTACAAAACCTAGCCGGCGAGGCCGTTTTCAAACCATTGTTCGAGGGACTTCTTACATCCGGCTCCGAACAACAACGCAAACTCGCCGCTGCCCAGGGGGCCATCACGACCGACATCAGTGTTTTCGAGAAAGCATTGCAGAGTCAGGACATCACGCCGCAACAGCAGATCGCCCGCGACATGCAGCTTAGCCAAGCCCTGCAGAACGTCGACAGCGTCGCCGATCCGCAACTAGAATTCGCTCGCGCCATCAAAGAGATACGCATCAACGCCGAGGCTAACAACACGCTCCCCCGAAGCATGTTTCTCGCGACCGGTCGATTGTTCGAAAACATTTTCAGACCAATTATGCCGGACAGTTTAGGGTCGCCGCAGATCGAGGCACGATACGCCATCGAACGGCTACAGGAGATCATAAGCGAGGCCGAGCCAGTCGGAGGTTTTCGCAGACCCGAAGACCTACGTCAGGCCGACATGCTCCGAGAACAAATCAAAGTTATTCAGCGACTCGAGGAGCAATCGCGTACCAGCGATCTATCGCAACTCAAAACGATACTCGGACCAGCGGCGAACCCACCCGCTCCAGTACAACCAATACAGCCGCCGAGCGAACGACCTCGCCCCCTAGAGACGGCCACGAATCCAGATCGCGGACCAACCGACAAACCGAGGGAGCCAACGCTTGATCTCAGTCGAGAGCAACTAGCACAGCAGTTAGCAGAAGCCCGTCGTCGAATGGATCAACCGCCACCGGCAAACGTAGACGCCGCCGCTTTACGTCGCGAGCAAATGCAAGTCATCGAGCGACTCGAGCAGTTATCTCGCGACATGCAAGCCAACACCGAGGAGGTCCGCCGCAACAACAACATCCTCCAACAGGACACCCAAACCAACAACTCCGGCACCATCCAAGCCCAAGTCGATAAACGAAAGTAACCCGTAGCCGAAGTCGCCAGACTTTGGACGCACGTCGCAAATCATCCAATCTCTAACGAGATCGGCTACCAGGACTCGTAGCCTCGTCCACTACCAAACCAAGAACCAAGAACTAAGAACCGGCAAAGCCATGTTCGCGATCCAAATCAAAGAGCGAGGCAAAACACCTCGCAAACTTTTGAAGGCCCACAACGCGGCCGCCAAGACCTCGTATCGCGAGACCGCTCGATACTTCCACGAGCATCTCACCCCCAAGCGATTCACCTACGAGCATGGCAAAGCCGCAGGCTACACCGCACGAAAAGGGGACGACCTACCGTACGGATCCAAAGATTATTGGAAATCGTACATGGGAAAAAAGAAGAAACAGAAAAAGCACCGCGATCCGTTCGTGTGGTCCGGACGATCAAAAGCCCAAGCCCGACGCGTCGTCATCAGTTCCACAAGTCGCGGAGCTCGGCTCACGTACCGCATCCAAGCGTTCACCTGGCACAACAAATGGAAACCCGAGTTTGTGCGAATACTCGAACCCGAGCTAATCACATTGGGCCAAGTGTTCGACAAAGCCTACGACAAGAACTTTCGCGCCGAACAGAATTTGGGAACGTAGCCGAAGTCGCCAGACTTTGGACGCCGCCAATCTCTAACGAGATCGGCTACCCAAACCATCAGCCGCAGGGCGCTAGCCCCCGGTTTTCAATCTCCAATCATCAATCTCCAATCTAAAATCCTATCGTGCACGGTTGGCTCTACCTTAAACCACGGACGACCACACCGCCCCTCTACGACATCATCTACGGCAACATGATCGCCGCCGGGCTCGAGTTCGATCGGTACCGCACGCTCGCCCGCGTAAGTCCATTGCCCACGATTCTCCGAGGGTATCTCGTTCTCAGTCCCAGGATCACAAACGCCACGCCGCTCGTTACACGAACACGGACCGTCAGCGTCTCCCGCACATCCACCACGATCAGCGGCACCCCGGCCCAGTCCTACGGGTTCATAAGCATATCCGACACCAATACCAACGGGACTCGCGTCGATCGCGACGAGGGCATCGCATTTGCCGCCGATCCGTTTCTCGTCACCACCGGAGTCCCACGCACCGTCCCAAACGAAATCGCAATGGTCAAACTATAGGCCGTAGCCGAAGTCGCCAGACTTTGGACGTCCAATCCAATCTCTGGCGAGATCGGCTACAACGAAAACCCACCACCATGAAACCTAAGATCTTTTCCAACGCCATACTCGGTTCCGGCATCCCCTACACACCTCCGATCAATCTCCACGTCGCCACGAGCGGAGCCGATCGCACGTATCGCATGGCTCAGCCCGGGTCATGGTGGCTCATCATCACGCCGGCATCCAATTGGGTCCATGAGATCCTCGCGATCGAGGTCCGTGTTACAGGCCCATCGACCGACCGACTCATCCAACAGTACCGATACATCCGCCGTCGATTCTTCAATCCCACGCACTACGGATGGGTCCGAGACGCCGCGTTAGATTCCGGGTCTCAGCGATTCGCACGCGCCCAGCAAATCGGATCGTTCGACATCACCGAGTCAGCCATGCCACTCGGAGCGACCCACAGCCCGTTTCCGTATCGCGTCGCCAATTCATTCGGCCCGACTTACATCCACAGTTACATCATCCCCGACAACACCGGCCGATTGTACGCCGACGCCACAACACGCTACGACCTCCCGACAATCACCCCCACATCGACACCACCTTACAAATCGCCGGAGCTCGCCGAGATCGGGCAGGAGCCCCGACAACCGCTCCATTGTTTCTTCACGGTGGGACAAGACGAACGATGCGACATCCGCGTCCGAGGATTCAACCACGACGTCTCGAGGCTACCCGGGTTCACCGACACCATCCCCATTGATTGCGAGCCCGCAGCCGACGAGGTCGGAGCCGCATGGACCGACGCCAACCCACCCTCCGGCGAGCGTCCCGGATTCTTTATCTTGCCCGTCACCTTGTAGAACGGGTCTCCCGGCCCGTTTACCAAGAGATCAGACTGATCAGACTGATCAGACTGATCTCTTAAACCCGGGAACTCGGGACACGCTCGCTCTCTTTCGTACCATTTTGAGTTATTGGTGTGAGACCACCACTCGCCGTCGGTTGACAGTGACCGCGGCGGGTGGTTACTCCCACCCTAAGACCCTGCACCCAATCGTACACAGAGAGATACCATGACGCGATTTCGAGCGCACGCCATGCGGATCGGCACCACTTGGATCGGCGGCATTTTGTCCACGTCCGCCGAGAACCAGGCCAACATCCAATCCGACCCAACCGCCGGTTCTTCCACGCCGATGTTCGTCTCGATCAACTCGGTCAAGTCGATGTTTCGTTTCACGACCTATAACGTCGCCGCCGCACTCGGCCAAATCGGATCCACCGGACTAGCTCTCGGAGGTGGCGTCACATGCCAACTCTGGGAAATCCAGATGGATGCCAATGGTCAGATCGCCTCTGGCACCGTGCACCGCCATCTCTCTTTCGCCGCCGGTCGCGTCGTCCCTCGTCGACTCACCGCCAGAGCCCAAGAGGACGCCGAACTAGAGTTCGAGGCCATGGGCCTTTCGGCCAACGGGACCGACAGCCCGCTCATCATCACGGAAAACGTCGCACTCCCAGCCGCGTTAGATCTCGCACGACACACATTAGCGGACGCCACCATCGCCAACATTGCCGCCGGTTGCATGACGGAGTTAAGCATCGACTTCGGTATCCAGATCGAATCACGAGCATGTAACGGCCAAATCTTCGACACCCGGCTCCATCAGCCCTCGTTAGTCCCCAAGCTAACGGTCACCGTGTTGAATGCCGCGTTGATTGGCACCGCCGGCACGCAGATCCCAGACATCGGTCGAGCATGCACTCACGCCAACACGCGATTCCGTTTCCGACGACGTGTCAACAAGGTCGCCGGATTTGTATTGGATGCCACAGCCGAGCACATGATCATCACGACCGACGGTACGGTCGTACCACAAACGATGTTCGATGGATCGACCAACGAAGAGGGCACCGCGACGCTAGAGATCACGAGCATGTTCGACGGCACCAACGCCCCGATCGTCATCAATAACGCGAGTGCGATCACGTAACATGAAACGAATCACACCACGCGGACGACTCCTCGTCCGCACCGTAGCCGCCAAATCACTCGAATCCGCAGCGGGCAACCCCGAGGCCGCGTTGATGCTATTCCGGCACGACAAGCGATTCCAAGGCTACTCCTCCATCTGGATGGACTTGGCCATAGCCCTCGCGATCCAGTTTTTCAAATGGTGGATCGAGCGAAACGTACTCACTCCCAGCGTCACGCAACTAGAGGACGAACCGTCGTTTGAATAGTTACGCACCAATAACCAGGAACCATCTCACACCATGACCGTAAAAACTAAAGCACAGTTACAGAAAGAACTTGAGGAACTCACAGACTCGGTCAAGTTTGCTCACGAACAACTCACAAAACAGCAAACCGAGTTAGCCGAAAAGGAACAGGCGAGGATAAACCTATCCTACGAGAAAGAAAGCCTCGAACAGCAACTCGACGACCTCCTCTTTGAACAGAAAAAGACGTCTTTCGAATTGGACAAACTACTAAAGAAACAAGCGGAGGAGCATAGCGAGCGAGCCGCCGCATCGTTCGAATCCTCCCTATTCGGCAAGCTCGTCGGCATGCTTCCCAACCTATGGTCCCTCATCCCATGGGTTCTCGTCATCGCGGGACTCGTTTATTGGTATCGATACCAAACGACCACCGTCATCGATCCGCCGACACCACCCGACGTCGTCACGATCGAGAAAGCCGTCGGCGATTATTTCCCAACGCAACAAAAAGAGTTTGCCAAAGCGTTCTCGGACGCGGCCACCAAAGTCCGCTCCAAAGAGATCAAAACCGATGAGCAACTCGACGCACTCATCAACCCGCAGCTAAAAGCCGCCAGGGATCTCGCCGGCAAACCGTTCGACGTCTCGTTTGATATGTCGCTCCCTCGCAACGACGACGGAACGTTCGCAGGCAAAGAAGAGGACGCGGCCAAGTTTCTCGAACAAATCTCTCGGAGTTGGTAGACCATGGATTACGACAATTTTACCGGCTATGCGATCGAACTCGAGGACCGCGAGCAGTTACTCGCCACCCAGGTTGACGCCGTTATGAACATGATGGGGGACGTCCCCGATCGGATGGACCCGCGATCGAGCCCACTCGCAGACCAAGGGTTCATGCAAGTCGAAAACCAACAATCGGTCGGAGCTTGCCAAGGGTTCTCCCTCGCATGTTGCGCCGAGTTCGCCTATACGTTCGCGACCGGCGAAGTCCTGCAGCTCGATAACATGTACGCGTACATTGCGAGCCAAGAAAAGGACGGCATCAACGGCGACAATGGCTCGACCCTTAGCGGTGGCACCAAAGCCGCCCGCGATGGGCTCCGCAAGCAGACCGAAACCTATCGGCCCGTCTATCCCGGCCGAGCGTATCTCACTCGCGAGCGACGCGCCGAGGCCGTCTACAAACTCAAATCCCATACGACCATGCAAGACGCCGACCACGTCAAGCAGTTCATAGGCTCGGGCGTTGGGATCGTACAACTAGGGATCGCATGGGGTCGATGGATGGAGCCCAATGCCGCCGGATGTATTCTCGATTTCAACCCAGGACGAGGAGGCGGGCACGCCATAACATTTGCCGGTTATGTACCCGACTCAGACGTTGGAGTCCCATCGGGAGATGGTTGGTGGGCATTGCTCAAAAACAGTTGGTCGAAACGATGGGGCAAAAACGGTTACGCGTATGTTGCACCGCGAGCGATCAACAAAATGATCCGGCACGCGTGGACCGTCATGGTCGGACGTTCCGACATGGACAGCCCCAAGCCTCGCAAGATCAAAGTCGACTTCACTAAACGATCGCTCCTCCGGTAGGTCGTTCCCGTAGCCGAGGTCGTTAGACCTCGGACGCATCCCCGGCAAACCTCCAATCTCTAACGAGATCGGCTACCAAACCATGATCGAAAAACTAAAAAAGACATTTGCCCCAATCTTGTTAGCGATCACCGTCATGTTCGGCGGAACCATCAAGGCCGAATACGATCGATTGATCGGCGAGATCCAAACCACCAAGCAACGAGTCGACGACTTGTTAAAGCAGTCATCCGAAATGGTCAACAAAGTCAATCAGATGATTGACGCCATACAAATCCGCTTACGCGAGGAACAGAGTGATGAACGATCGACGAATAATGTTAGCTATAGTCGCCATGATGGGCATCAGTATCGGCTACGTCTTACCGACGAATCCAGCCCCGGCTAAAGCCACATACCAATCGGCCACGACTGAGACCAATCTATCGCAGCTCGACGACTCACTCGGCGAGTTACAAATGCTCGTCGCCAAATTGCAACCCCGGGCCAGCCGTCAACCCTTGTTTGAAAAGGTGCTCCGTCAATGCGAGTGTAACGATTGCGCATGCGACAGCCCATCAAAGAATCCGCCACCCGTAGCCGAAGTCGCCAAGACTTTGGAAAGCACGCCCGCGACAACTCAAACCGCTAACGAGATCGGCTACAAACCGGGCCTCGTAGCCTCGTCCACTACGCCAGCGAATTACACACCGCGATGGACTCATCCCTCCACGATCGAGGATCACATGGTTAGCACGCATGGAGTCTCGACGACTGGAAAGACGCGGGCCCAGCTCTACGCCGAGCATGATGCGATCCATGATTCCGAGCGTAGCCAAAGTCGTCAGACCTTGGGTTATTCGTCGGTCGTTAGATCGTCATCGTGTCCCGGTGGCGTTTGTCCCGTCCCACAGAGATCGTATCAAACCGTTCGACCATTCCGCTTATTCCGCAGATAACCATGGTATTCTTCGACGACCTTACAAAAAAGAAGATTCTTGATTGGCTCGCATCGCAGGGGATCTCGACGATCCTTTTGATTTGCATCCTCGGGTTCATTGGCTACGGAGTCGTGGTCCTTGTCCCGAGTCACATCACGCAGATACAAAAGGGTTACGAGGTCAACGCCGAGACGCTCAGCAACTCGTTGAACAAGATCGCCGAGAGTCACGACAAAGACCGCGAGATGTTCATGCGGATACTAACCGACAAGAGCATGCGAGCAACCGCAACCCCGTAGCCGAAGTCGCCAGACTTTGGACGCATCGCCGATATTCATCCACTCTCTAGGCGAGAGTGGCTACACGGACTCGTAGCCTCGTCCACTACCCAATCGCCAATCATCAATCGCCAATCGCAAATCCATACATGTGTCACCAATACCTCCTCCCGATACCACCGAGACGATCGCCGCCCTCGAGCTAAAACTCAAACAGCTCCGAGGCACGAAACTCACGCTCAAAGAACAAAAGCAACTCGACAGCTACGAGAAACGGCAATTCGAAATTGACTTTGAGGAGTATTGCCAACACATCTCGAAAAAGCACTATTGCGAGCTTGCAGGCCGCCAAGTCAAAAGCGTCAACGAATTCGGCGAACGGTACGGCATCGCATGCGACGAGGAAAAGGTAAACCTCTACTCCGTCATTAAAGACTTTCACACGCTCGCCAGTGAACTCTATAAGAAAGCCCAAACGAATCTCGACCTCGACGAAATCGAACTCGAACGGGAAAAGCTCAAGCAAGAGATCGCCAAACTACAACGCCAATCGGCGGTCCTCGACATCGACATCCAAAAGAGAATGGAGACACTCGTCGATCGAGTCGACATCGTCGCGGGCCTTGAGTGGTTATCCGCCAAGCTACGCGCGTTAGGCACGCGAATCCATTCGCTCGCCGGCCAAGACGGAGTCGATGCCGTCAATGAGTTTCTCGACGACCTAAGCACGGAGATGGAACGCGGTGGCCAACTCCATTTCTAATCCCAACCCGAAGCGTAAGCGAGAGACTGGTAGCCAATCTCGCCAAGAGATTGGAGGCACCGTCCAAAGTCTGGCGACTTCGGCTACTACACACAAACCGACCGCCCTCGAATCCCTCGGCCCCCGTCCGCTACCATTCTCCGCGTTGCTACTCCCCGCCCTCCGAGCCGGTCGCGGCTCCGCTCCTCGTTCGTTTACCGAGTGGCTCACAAACGAGGTCAACCTCCCCATGGACGGCGGACCACACCAAGGCAAACGCTACCAATTCCGATTCCAACCTATCACCAAACATTGGGCCAATGAAATCGATCGAGGCTATTGGAACGAGTTCATTTACTCCGGCCCCTCACAATCCGGCAAATCATTCTCCGGCTACGTTTGCCCATTGCTTTACCATGCCCTAGAACTCAATCAGTCCGTCGGATTCGGCGTCCCGATGGAAGAGATGGCCGACGACAAATGGAGAGCCGACATCAAGCCCGTGATGTTATCATCGCCCCGGCTCCGCCGTCAGCTTCCCCAATCCGGCTCCGGTTCCGCCGGCGGCAAGATACGAGACTCGGTCGCGTTCGCCAATGGCTCCGTCGCCAAGATCCTCACGGCCGGAGGATCCGACCAAGCCAAAGCAGGCTACACACTCCGAACCATCCTCATCACCGAGGCCGCCCGATTCTCCCACGCGGCCGCGACATCCTCCGAAGCCGATCCGCTCGAGCAGCTCCGAGCCCGTCAACGATCCGTCCCCGTCGAGGAGCGACGCACGTACATCGATGGGACCAAGACGATCGCCGACGAACTCCCATGGTCCCTCTGGGAAACATCGTCGCGATCACGGATCCTTACACAGTGTCCCCATTGCGGCAAATGGAACGCACCCACGCGAGCCAATCTCCTCGGGTGGGAAAACGCACGGACGGAAATCGAAGCCATGGAGCGAGCATCCTGGCATTGTCCCGATTGCGGAGAGGGGATCGACAACGACGACCGCCTGGCCGCCCTCGCCGATTCTCGCATCCTCCACGGCGATCAGACCATCGATAAACAGGGAAACGTCACCGGCGATCTACCACGGACGCGGCGATTGTTTTTCGATTACGGGGCCTGGCACAACGCTTTTCTCTCCGCAGCCGATTTGGCCAAAGACTTATGGGACGCTCATCAGATCCCAGAGGATTCGCCGGCCCGCGAACTGCAGGAAAAGAAGCTTGCCCAATTCGTGTTCGGCGAGATCTACCGGCCTAAGGTCGAGAAGTACGAGGAGATCCTAGCCGAGACCGACATCTCCGATCGACGGCACAAGCTACCACGCGGCACTACATTCGCCGACACCGCCCACCTATTCGCCGCCATCGACGTCGGCGAGAAGTTTCTCCACTGGGGCGTCGCAGGGCTCCGCGAGATCGGGACACTCGCCGTCATCGACTACGGAACCGAGACACTCAATCGACTCGTCGACGTCAAACAAGCGATATTCAGCGGTCTCATTGACATCATGAAGAACTTGCTCGTTGGCTACACCAAAGACAAAGCGTCCGAGCGGATGCCCATCCGGTCGTGTTACATCGACTCCGGGCACTTGCCAGAGGTCGTATTTGCCGCATGCAAAACGATCAACGAGCATTATGCGATCGATGTATTCCTCCCGATCCTCGGTCGGGGCGAGACCCAATTGGAGCGGCGACGCTACAACGCCCCAGGCAAGACGTCGGCCATAGTTCGCAAGATCGATCCCGACGGACGGTGGCACGAGTCTTTCGTACGCCGGGCCAAGTGTCGGCAATTGACATTGGACGCCGACGCCTACAAGCGGATGAGCGAGAACGGATTTCGTTTACCGCATGACGCCCCGGGGGCCATTACTTTGTTTAGTGGGACAGGCAACGTCCACCGGGTATTTTCTAAACATCAGATCAACGAGCAATGGTTACCGGAGCTCGTCGACGGGATCACGACTCACAAATGGATCCAAACCGGAGCCAACCACTACAAAGACGTCCTCGCCTATCTCTGCTGCGCCGCCAACCGACATGGGTTTATCCCGACCAAATCGGAGTAATACCAGCCCGCAGCGCAAGCAAGGGATCGGCTTTCGTAGTGGACGAGGCAACGAGGCCCATGGGGCTATGGTTTCTTCATAGGCGGTTTTCCCATCGCGGCTAATTTCGCGTTTAATGCACTATTAGCTGCAGCGGCTTTTGCCGGTTGGACATAATAGAAATCGAACAGCAATTCCAGTACGTCTAATGTCCACTCAGCCTCTTCAGGTTCAACCTTTACAATGACTCCGGTATGTTGACATTTGTTAGGATGAGCAGCATAGTTGCCTATGTTTCGAATCGCATCAATCGATTCTGACAAATGCGACGGTAGTGCTTTGCTATCGATAACTTCTTGTATCTGGGGTGCTAGGTCTTTAGCCTTAACTTTTGCCGCATCCAATAAAACGTTTTGTAAACAACGACGACTTAACGCGGCGGATGCCTTTGGACTAAATGGCAATACCAAACATGCTTCTCGAAAATCCTCTGCAATATCGCTAGGAACTTCGGTAGGGCAGTTACGTGGTACAACGTTTTTAGGGTAAATCAATTCGAGATCACGAATGAATTCTGGTGCAATTCCCCACTCCCCGCACTTAAAAATCTCCACAATAAAATCATTGCAGTTTGGGCAGTGCTGATAAGCAACGCCCCAATGAAAATTATTGGCATTGTCTTCTACCATGTGCGAGTAAGACTTTTGCTCGTGAAACTGAATACCACAGTACGGGCACTTCATAACCAAACCCCTCTCATAGACGAACGTGAAATAACCAATCCGCTACCTATTCTTGCAGAATCTTCAATGCATGCCAGTATGCCTACCAGCTAGCTAGTAAATCACCAAACCCGGCCTCGTAGCCTCGTCCACTACCAGGGAACTCGGGACATTTCCCCTCGACAATCTACGATGGTTCCCATGATCACCATCGTCGAACTACAAGCCAAGATCGAGGCAGCCGTCGCAGACTTTGAGGCCGGACTCTACCAGTCCGCCATCACCAAAGCTCTATCCGCCGGCATGCTCCTCGTTGGTATCCCCGATACCCAATTCGACATTACCGACCAAGTCCGATTCGATCGCCGATCCGCTCGCGAACAAATCGATGCACTCGTCAAGAATTGCCGCATGATGCTCAACTCGCAAAGCGGACCCGCCGAAAGTCCAGTGAGGTACGAACGTGGATAAAAACCTATTCGGACCTATCGACGTCGGTACATGGAACGGCACCGTCGCGGCTCCCCAATCCACTGGCCTCACCATCTCGCGTCCTAGTGTGGGCGACGTAGGACGCAGATGGGAGGCCGCGGATACAGACCGGCTCAATGAGGCCCATTGGCAACCGGTCACGCTCAACATGAACGACGTTTTGGAGACGCAAATCAGCGAACTCCAAGCCCGTTGTCGACACGAGGCCGCGAATAATCCCGTTATCGACGCCGGCATCGAGACGCAACAAACCAACGTTGTCGGCCGTGTCGGGCCAAAGCTCCAAGTCCTCACGGAAAACGCTCGTTGGAACGACGAGGTCGAAGCGATCTTTCACGCATGGTCGGAGAATTGCGAATACCAAGACGGCCTATCGTTGATGGATCTCGTCGAATCGTGGACCGCTCAATGGGCGTTCAATGGCGAAATGCTGGTCCAAGAGATCATCGGTAAGCGTCTCAACCAATACAAACTACACGACCTTGGAGCCGAATCGTTTGATATGTCGGTTTCAAGCACGATGATTTACGGAGGTATTGAACTAAACGAAGCTCAACAAGTTATTCAGTATCACGTCGCCGATCCGGACAACCCCGCCAATCGTCAGACGCTCAAAAAAGAGTTCTGCCTCCACATGTACCACCGTCGGTTCGCGCTGCAGCGTCGCGGGATCCCGACCATGGCCAGTACGTTACCGACGATCGCCGACACGCGAGACTACGACGACCAAGTCATGGACGCGGCCCGAGCCCTCGCTGATGCGGCCATTATCATGTCGACCGACGATCCAGAGTTAATCAAACCCACGCTACCGACCGACACGCGACGCAAGCGGCGAATGCTCCAATATGCCGCCCCCGGTTGGAAACCGACCGCCGTACCATCAACGCAACCCGCCGCGAACTACAAAGACTTCCGAAAGGAAAAGCACACCGACATCGCCGGATCAATCGGCGAGCAACCTCACATGATCTTTCGACGGGACGCATCAAATCACAACATGAGCTCCGCTCGGTTTGATGGCTCGCGATATGCCCTTTCGATCGACCGTTTCCATACTAAACTCCAAGATCGGATTTTATGCCTCATTGCTCGTCGACTCATCCGAATTGCCCAGCTCACCGGCATCCTCGGGCCGACCCCACGGAGCAAGCTATCGCGGCGGATCCTTAACGAATTCCCTAACGCCGCCATTCGGCTCGCCTGGGAATGGACCAAGCAACCACCGATCGATCCTTTGAAAGATGCGATGGCCCAACGTATTCGATTGGAGAACGGAACATTGTGCCTCAGCGATGCGATCATCGAAGACGGCCGACGTCCGGAGGAAGTCATGAAGAAACGCAAGCAGGACAACGAGAACCTCAAGAAAGCCGGCTTGCCCGAGTTAAAGGGAGCATTGCCCACGGATCCCGCGTTGCTCACCGGACTACTCACCCAGCCCGACGAAGCGCCCCCATCCAACGTAGTGGACGAGGCTACGAGTCCCGGCTCCCAATCCGACACCGCCCCCATCACCTCCGACACGGAGTTTACCGAGTAAATGAGTACCAAGACTCCAGCCCGCCGTAGCCGAAGTCGCCAAGACTTTGGAAAGCACGCCCGCAAACCCTCCAATCTCTCCGCGAGATCGGCTACCAATAGGCAGATCAAGACCACCCGCATCGCGACCGAGTCTCGCCGCAGCTCCGGGCCCGCGTCCCTCGACACCGAATCCCGCTCGGTCGTCGCCACGATCGCTACGGACACCCCGGTCCGGATCTACGATTGGCGAGAAGACGAAGAGATCGACGAGGTATTAGTCCCCGCCGGCTTTATTGCTCCGCGTCGCATGCGACTCCGCGTTGATCACCGCACATGGGGATCCGAGTCCGTCATTGGCCGCGTCGACGATTTCAAGATTGGAAAAAAGTCCGTCGAAGCCACACTCCGATTCTCCGGCGCCGACGACGTCAACCCAATCTACCAACGCGTAGCCGATGGATCCCTCGACGAGGTTTCGATCGGAGCCCGTTACGACATGAAAGACACCGTCCGCATCGAGCCGGGCGAATCCAAAGAGGTCGACGGGGTAACGTACCGAGCCGACAAGAAAGTCGCCAAGCGGATTGTCCGCAAATGGTACGGCCGCGAAACGAGTGTTGTCGATGAGGCAGCCGACCCCAAGGCCACCATCCGCAGCAAAAAGCGGGAAAGCGGGACAGCCCGTCGCCGTACCGTACATTCCACCAATACAACTCGCACCGGTTCCATTTCCGTTCCCCACTCAGAGGGCCACACAATGCCACGACTGAAGACCAAAGCTCGGCGCAAAGCCAGCGCCCCCGCACAAACGAGTCGGGGAAAAACAACTCGTACCACCGAAGCTCCGGAGCCCGTTGTCTCCAAGCGATCCAAGACCAAGGTAGAACAGTTGCCCTCAACTGTTTCGAAGCGTCAGCGATCCGCAGATCAGCCGCAGGGCGATAGCCCACGGTTACCCGCTCGCAAAAACCGGACGCTAGCGCGTTCCGGCTCATCACCCGACACCACGCAGGTCATCCGAGCCGAACGCCAACGTATCGCCCGGATCCGCGAGCTAGCTGGAAACGACGTCCCCGAAAAGGTCGTCAATCGAGCGATCGACAACGGCTACTCGGTGACCAAGGCCAAGGCGTTGTTCTTTTCTCACCTTCAATCGTCATCGGACAAACCTATGCGACAAGCAGGCAACGGCGTCACCCGATCCCCAGCGGGCCACGTCCGCGGCGGAGTCACCCTCGAGGCTCTCCAATTCGCCGTCGCAACACGCTACGGAGCCAAGATCGAGAACAAACACTTTGCTACGCCGCACGCGTCCGAAGTGTTCCGCCGCGAAGGGTTCGAATGGATCAGCCGATTCAACCGCAACATCGGCGAGTCTGGCAAATCGGACCTTGAGCGAAACTGCGAAATGGGTCAACGCTTCATTGGCGATCACCCTCGCAAGATCTGCGAAAGGATTCTCGCATTGGAAGGCATCCGCTACAGCTCCATGAGCGAGGAAGAAGTTGTTCACCGGGCTTTCACAAGTCTTTACCTGCCTCGCGTTTTCGGTCCGTTGATTGCCTTGCAAGTTATCCAGGCTTACGAGGAACTTGAAGACTCGACGACCGCGTTCGTGGACGAAGTTGACAACGCGGACTTCCGGCCCGTCGAAGCGATCGGACTAGACTACACCCAGGGAATGCGACGCCACGTTAAGGGCACGCAAGCCAAGGAAGTTGGTTTTGCCGAGTTCGGCGAGTTCTTCCAAGTGGATCGGTTCACCGGTCGGTTTGAGATCGATGAGATGGACATCATCAACGATCAGATCGGGGTCGGCCAACAGGCTCCCGACATGCTCGGCCAGATAGCTCGTCAGATCGGGATCGATTTGATCTATTCCATCTTGCTCAGCAACCCATTGCTCCGCGATGGTACCGCATTGTTCCACTCGTCACGAAACAACATCGTGACCGCCGCTCCGCTAACGATCGCCGGATTGACCGCCGTCGCGACTCGTATGGCACTCCAACGGGTCACGATGCGAAACGGTAACACTCGTACGCTCAATTCCCAATTGGGAATGCTCGTGACATCGATCGCGGATAATCCCGACGCTCGGTCCATCACGCGAGCGACGAACATCCAGAGTGGTGCTACGACAGCCGGTGGCATTGCCGATTCGAACCCACACGCAGGACGCTACCAAGTGTTCAGCGATGGACGAATTGACAGCGGGGTCGAGAACCCACGCACCGAGGCGTTCGTTGCCGGTACGACGACCGACTATTTTGCGTTTGAGCGACCACAAGGCCGACCACGCACGCTAGTCCGAGCACACCTACGAGGCACCGGCCGCGTACCTCGCGTACGATCCAGCTCACTTCAAAATGGTTCCGGTTCCTACGGAATTGCGTGGGACGTGTCCAAGGACGTCGGCGCAGGCATCAAAACATTCCGCGGCGTCGTCCGAGCAACCAAGACCTAATACTAGCCCGACGCGCAAGCGAGGGATTTAAGCCGAGATCAGTCTGATCCGACCGATCGGACTGATCTCTTCAACACAAAACCAATCCAGTTATTAAGGAATTTTTAATATGTCCATGGTCGCAATGTTTCGCGAGTATGGTGGGATCGATGGTCGCATCGAGCACACCATGACCGGCACCGGTCGGTCCGGTACCGTTGTACAGCTCACTACAGGCGAGCTCGGCGTCATCATGTCCGTCGGTGATTTCGTAGCCGGTGACGTCGTCGCAGTCGCCACCGACATCGAGGCCGAATTCGCATGTGCCTCGGCCACCACGTTCGCCGTCGGGGCCGCCGTGTTCTACAACCTCGCCGCTCAGCTCGTTGTCGCTTCAGGCGTACATCCCGGCGCAGGCCGAGCGGTCCGAGCCAAGCTCAACGGCCAAACCACGGCACGCATTCGCCTCAACCGCACCGTCCTCGCCGCCGGTACCTAATCCGTTTTCGTAGCCGAAGTCGCCAAGACTTTGGACCGATACCCTCGTGGGGAGGGGCTCGACCGATCCGACATCCACAGCCCCTCCCCATTCTTAATCCAATACCAGCCCGACGCGCAAGCGAGGGTTTGTTTTCAATCGCCAATCATCAATCTCAAATCTTAAATCGATCATTATGGCTCTCGCACTAAGAACCAAGACCAAAACACGACTCGACACGGTAGATCTAGAAAGCGGTGACGTCGTCGCCATCATCGACACCGCCATGGATCTCGACGAAATCGCCGAGTACATGGACAACAGTCAGCTCGCAGTTAACAGTTCGGACGAGATTGTGCTCGACATCGATCAGAGTGCATTACCCGACACCGTCGACCGCGTTCTTGGCAAGCTCTCGACCGAGTTCTCCAAGGGGCACGTCGCCAGTTTGCTCCGATGCGGGATGTTAAGTCTGACCGATTACGACGATCTCCCCCCATCGTCAAAAAAAAAGCGGCCAAGCTCAAAGCGTAAAGCCGAGCCCACTACTCAACCACCCGCACCGACCACCGACCCATCCGACGAAGATCTCGACGACGAATCCGACGAGGACGAGCCGTCCGGCTCCAACGTAGTGGACGAGGCTACGAGGCCATCCGCCCCAGAACTAAGCACCAAGAACCAAGAACCAGGAACCTCGGATCTCACCATCGACCCATCACTCGACGGACTCCCCGTCCGGATCCAAAAGGTACTTACCGTCCGGGGTCTAGCCACCAAAACCGCGATCCAAGCGTACATAGCCGAGGGCAAGAAGCTCGACGACGTCGAAGACATCGGCCCCAAGGCCGCGAGCCAAATCCAATCTTGGCTCGCGTAGTTTTTTGTAGCCGATGTCGCCAGACTTTGGACGCCTAATCCAATCTCTGGCGAGATCGGCTACAACCAAGAACCAAGCACTAAGAACCAAGAACCGGCGAAGCCATGAGTATCCATCGCACCAACGCCTCCATCGCAGCCCGTAACCACGCGGCCGTTTTTGGCAATGGTGCGGACAGTCCCGACGCCGTTTACTTTCGTCGCGATAAGAAATGCAATTGGCAGCTCCTCGACGGAGCCGTCGCTCATGGCGAGTTTATCACCCAAAAAAAGACCGACCGCGACAGTCGGAAAGTGGTCGAGCGAAAAGTCTTTATCGATCGCGGAAGCCAACCCGATCTCCATCTCAACAGCGAGATCCGCATCGGCTCGGAAGCATGTTCGCCCACCTACAACATCACCCACATTACCGCCCAGACCACACGCACCACGCTACACCTAGTCCGCGGCGAAGTCCAAGAGGTCGCCCGCCCTGGCTACCGTTCCAACAACTACGGCCGCATGTAATACAAGCCCGAAGCGCAAGCGAGGGACAGTAGCCGAAGTCGCCAGACTTTGGACGCATCACCGCAAATCATCCAATCTCTACGCGAGATCGGCTACCAACCAAGCACCAAGAACCGGCGAAGCCATGAGTATCATTCTCGACCACCTCAACCGCGTCCGCCTCATGCTCGCCAATTGCAAGCCCGTACAACGGTGGCTCGGCATTGATACAGAATCACCGGACGCCGTCGAGATGGCATCTCTCAAAATCTATCTCGAGGGCATCTCCTCGGGCACCGGCCAAGAGCTCACGATCGCCGAGCAACAAAACCTCCGTCCTTACATACTCGTCGTCATGTCCGCCGATTCCGGCATGACATGGGAGAAACGCGGAGCTCCGAATTGTTGGCGAGGCTCCGGCGAGATCGGTATCGTGCTTAGCAAGCAATGCGAAGACACCACGATCGCCGACATCTTTGTCAAGACAGCCGACGAGGTTGGCAAGATCATATCGAACGACGTCTCGGGAGAGCCTGGCCTAATCGAGTTAGCCGACTCCGCACAGTACCTAAACATCAACCGGATCGAGGTCACGTTTCAAGGTAGGACACCCCAAGAGGAGGTCGTAAACTACGGCGACGCGTACGACGTGTTAATCATCATGTCGTATTCGTAACGTAGAACGATTGCCCTCAATCGTTCGCCCCGAGCGCAGCGATGCGGCTCTTAACACCCCAAGCAATTGGGGCAATTGCTCTACTTTCATCGGCAATCGTAAATGTCCTCGTGTCGTCGCATAGGCTCCGATCCAGAATCAACCGAGTGGCTACTCGAGCTTGATCAGTACGACGACTACACCATGCCGTTCGTCATCACCACCGGCGAGGGGACGGTCGCCGATCCCGAGCTCCCGATGGATTGCACCGGATGCGAGGTCATCTGGGAGATCCGTCGATTCCCGACATCGCCCACGGTCACCGCCACGTTCACGATCGATTGGACCGCCATCACGGTCGGCGAGGGTAACGCATCGATCTATGTCGACATTCCATGCGGCAAGACTCCGCAAGAGGCCGCGAGTCAGTATTTCCACCATCTCATCCTAGTCGATTCGCTCGGCCATCGTCGCACGATTGCCAAGGGGCCATGCCTCGTGAATAGAGGAGTGCCCCCAAGTGTCTAGGATCAATTTCAACGTTACGAGCTCCCAGCCGATCAAGTTTGGTCTAGTCGATTCGCCGACTATCAACTTTAGCGCCGGAGCTAGGCAAGGCCCCGCCGGCCCAGGGACCGGTGGCTCAGTTGATTGGCAAGAGATATACCTACGGACGACCGATCCAGGGATTGCGGGACAGCCATGGAACAGCGGAGGGTTTTTAGTGTTTAGCGATGGAGTCTCTGCAGCATCACTTGATTTTTCCAATTTAAACAACTCAATGTACCTAGCTTTATTGATCGAGGAACTATAAGTGGCCACTGTAACAGTTAAAGACGCCGGCGGAGTCGATCGCGTTATCAACGTACCGAACGACGACGGACGCGCCGCAGCCGCCGCTAGTCGATCAATCGCGCTTTGCACCGAAGATCAGACGACGCTTAACGCTCGAGCTAGCGAGACAACACTCGCCGCGATCAATACCAAAACGCCCGCACTCGGGCAAGCGGCAATGGCCGCATCGGTTCCGGTTGTCATCGCGAGTAATCAGTCACGTTTCCCAACTGGCATCTTGTTAGCCGCAGGCGTCGCGAGGCAGTTGTCGGTTACGGCGACTAGCCAAAACCAAGCCCTAACCGCAGGCATTCGAGCTGTCTCGATCCTCGCTCGAGGTGGGGATGTTAGATTTGCAATCGGTAATACACCACAGACCGCCTTGAGTACGAGCCATTACATCGCATCCGGCGAGCGACTAGATTTCGACGTTACGAGCTTGACGAGTCCCAATATCGCCGTGATACACGGACCATCCGCGACAAACTGCACCCTCGAGGTCTCGGAGCTTAGCTAATGCGACTAAGAAACCGATCGAGAGTTACGGGAATGAGGCGAATTGTTGAGAGCGTCGTACCCCCAGTTACCGCCATCGCAACAAACGGCTGGCAAGTCACGTACCTAAGCCCCCCAACCGAATTCGACCCAGCAGGCTCTCCGGTCACGTTTAACGCATCGCGGGCAGGCTACACAACGTCAGGGTCGACCACGACCTATACCGAGGCGATGACGATAACAAAGCGAGTGCGACAACCGTTTCCAAATCAAGCAACGCTGACAACAGACCAAGCAGCGTTAAACGATTTTCTTTATTCGACCGACTCGGTAAGTGGAGCAACAAACAATAGCACCGAAACAAGCCCAGTCCCAATTTGCCAGTGGGGAGTCAGTACTCGTCGCGTTGTTGGCAACTCGCTATACCTTGAGGTCGTTGCATTCCACTTTAACGCAAGGGCACGTGAGCAAGTCGCATGCGTTGAGTTTACAGCTACTGATGGAGTAACAACAGTTACGTCAATTGTCTCAGCATCATCAATCAGTGCACGCGGATGGGACATGAACCCTGTGATTGTGCACGCCACGACTCTAGATATTACTTCACTTAACGCTGGAAATATAACAGCGAACGCAAAAGTATATCCGTGGATCGGTGCATCAGGATCAATTGCTAACAGCGCAGCAGGCACAGAAAACGCTCGCGGATTTTCTCCGCTTTTGTTTGTTAAGAATACTTCGCTGGCATCGACTCCTCCATTGGTTTACGTGTCAACAACGGGCGTTGACGCGACTGTTGACGTTAATGGCCAAGCCGCAGGAATCACTAAAGTCTCGACAACAGCAGCCACGGCTAAAGCGAATCCATTTGCAACGCTCGCGTCTGCTGTCAATGCACTGAAAGCAGCAACGAACTTAACAGGAGGATTTACTGATGGATGCGAAGTCCGGTTTATGTCTGGCTCGCATACTGTTTCGGGTTCGCCGCTAGCAGGTACATACACCAGCAATTGCGGAGTTGTCATCACGCGAGATCCCGATGTTGCGTTTGCGGATGTGACAGTCTCGTTCGGTGCAGCGTGGAACTCTCGGCATGCTCGCGTTGATTTTCGAGGGCTGCAAATAGCACGCACGGCAAACGTATCGCTGTTTAGCGTGACCGGCTCGAACACAGGAATTAGCTTTACATCGTGCTCAATCAATGGTGGATCGTTCACGGCATCAGCCATATCAACTGCGACTTACGTTGAATATGTTCGATGCGATTTCCTAAGCTGTCCTAGTGGTGTGTTTGGTGCAGGCACAGCAGAAGGCAGAAGATTTCGCGGTTGCACTTCCGATGTTGCGACCATTGTGGAAGCTTGGTCGGTAATTGGTTGCAGATTCCAGCAGGACTGCGATTTGTCGCACGGTGCTAGAACGCCGAATAGATCGATAATTGCCTACAACGAATTCTATCGAGTGACTGGGGTGGTTTTAGAGGTCAATCAGAGTTCGCAAATCACTAACTTTGCAGTCTCGCAAAATGTGTTTGAATTCATATCGGCAACGTCAAATCCGGTTTTGCGTCTGTCTGGTGACAATGCACCATTTGGCATGACGCATTGCGTTTTCGTGCATAACACGATGGCAGGCTTTTACACCAATGGCCGATGTAATTTCTGGTATAACGACTCGGCACCGACAAGCAACCGAACGCAAAAACTCATTAAGGACGTTGGCAATATCTACGTCCAACGAAACACTAAGCATGATATTTTTGCAGGGTTAAACGATGGTTACGCCGACGCCGGAAGCAGGATAGGTGGATGGTCGAATTTGTTTGGCGTTGGTAGCCAAGGTAATTTTGTGCAATTCACCGATGCAGTGAACAGCGTCCCAGGTCCACAGTCTAGTTTTTCGCAGGAGTACGGCGGCATCGGCAGCGTGTTTGGCACGTCATCAACTGTTAGGCTCGATCCTTTGTTTGTTGATTACAAGGGCACAACTTCAGGGCCGCTAGCGGGATCCGGTGGCGGCAATTATCGACTAAGTAGCGGATCACCCGCAGATAACCGAGTTGCTCCGGTGCTACGATTTGATTTGGACGGGAACGCAAGATCGGCAAGTCTAGCGACATCGGGAGCGTATGAATTGTGATTCAAGACGACATTTCCACCGCTCGGGGCATCTTGGCAACCCTTGGTATCAGTGCCCTAATGTGGGTCGGTATTCTATTGATCGTTTGGAGCGTTGCCTAAATGACGATCTATTCACTCGGAGACGTTTACTTTGACGACCTAACCGGTGACGTCGTTCTCCCAACTCCCCACAATGAGGTCGAATCGCACGCCGGCCAAGACGGCGTTACCGTGTTCGCCTCTGGCAAGCGCGGCCGTGATTTCTATCTCGAGTCGGTATTCCACGAGGCGAGTTGGGTAAACGCTAACACTCTGCAGCTCGCGTACTACAACGCCCCGACACTTGCCCCGCTCAACATCGTCCGAGGCACCGAGACCTATGCCGCCACGACGATCCGTTTTGTGGTCCTCGACATCCACGTCTCGATCGAGCCGCTCGTCGCATGGTCCGGGCTACGGATCATCTCGACGTTTCTCACCCGAGTCAACATCGCCCCGGCGTTCGCCGTGAAGGCCCGATGGCACCTCGTCGCGATCGATACCGCACTCGAAATCGGCGGGCCACCCCCCGGTCCTCCACCTCCACTGTAGAACGGGTCTCCAGGCCCGTCCGATAGCAACGCACCAAGCACTGGCATTCAATGACCAACCTATACCCAACCGACAACCGTCTCGACTTTGGCTCCGTCCTCGAGGGGGACGTGTTCGCCCGCGTTTACATCAAGCAGCGATGGGCCGACGCGTGGGTCGAGAGACTCGACATCGTCGCAACGCAAATCCTTTGGGCCGCAGCTCCGAACACCGGCTCGGCCACAATCCACCGACGCTACGGCCCGGTCGTCGATCGCGGCGACGACGCCGCCGTCAATCGTACACCAATCGAACTCGGCGGATGGTACGTCAAGATCGTCGTCACATGTCCGGACGGCGATCGCAATTGGCACGGATACGTCATTGACATCGGCGACGAGCCCGGGGGATTGGTCAAGGTCGGTACGACTACTTACGCCACCGGCAAGCAAACGTGGCAATGCGTCGGCATGCTCGCCGCGTTAGATCGCGATGTTCTCAAGGATCATTTAAGTCACGCACTCAGCTCGATCGACGATCCCGACAAGCTCGATCGCCGGACCATTTTTTCGCCGCCGCACTTCAATCCGTCGGTCACCGTCAACACCGGTTTGATTACTCGGTTTAAGCAACAGCCAAACCGTAAGACGGACGCCAATGTTTTCGCCGCCAACAACTATATCGGCGGGACCGGTAACATCGTCCGATTTTGGACCCGGCGAGAGATCGTTCAATACTTGGTCGAGACCGCAGCTCCGGTTGACGAAGGATCCGATTTGATTATTCCGCTCCGGGTGGAATCGCTTACACAGGTACCCAACTGGGGACGTCCGGAGCTTGATTGCGAAAACCGAACGCTCAAACAGGCACTCGATTCTATACTCAACAACGCCACCGGCATGGGCTATTGGGTATGGGTCGAAGCTAACGCGATACCGGAGGAGCCCGACACGATTGTCGTCCAGTTTTACACCACCACGCCAACCCTCATAACGATTGACCCGATCGAGCCATTGGAGTTGGCAGCGACGCAGCACATCACCGACCTTTATTGTGGCAACGATCCCGCCACAGCTCACACGGTACAGCAATCACTATCCACCCGCTACAACCGAGTGCGAGCCGTCGGGGCGAAACGCATCACGGTTTTGAGTCGCGAGTTTATCGATAGCACATGGGAACGAGGTTACACCGACGCCGAAATTCAGTCGTGGATCGACAAGTTTCCCACTTCGACGACTAACACACTCGAAAAGCAACAACAGATGATCCACGCCCTAGAGGAGGGACGGTTTTATCATCTGTTCCGAGCGTTCCGAATGCGACTCCTCGAACTCCGCAGCAACTACAGTAAGCCAGGCACACCAAAGCCCCCCGTTTTCAAACAAGACGCGGATCCCGCGATCGCCTATATGCCATCGCGCTACGGAATACGAATCCTACCGGACCTCCCGCTCAAGCGGAGTATTGACTACACAGCAGCCAACGCCGACGACCTACACCGAGCGTCGACGATGCCTCAGCGAGACATCGCCATTTACGGACTCCAACAAGCATTTGGATCCACAAGTCCCCCGGCCAACACCAGCACCCCCAACGATTGGGCCAACCGTGCACACGTCAATCTCTACTACAACTCAAGCCGCCCTAACTACGAGATAAATCCACAGCCCTACGACGACGGCGACTACATCGGTCTCCAAATGGACGTCTCCGGAGCTTGGCAAGGGGTCATGTCGGGTAGCGATCTCAACTCGTTTTCGGGATTCACGAACCCATACAACTTCATTCCGATCATCGATCGCACGACTCTCAAGGTCACATTGGCGATCGAGGAGGATCGACGGTGCGAGTCTCTTTACCCGGAGGACGTTATCGACCTCCCCGACGTCGACGCCCTACTTGAGTTGCGACTCGAGGCCGGTGAAGGCTTCCGACGCGTGGATCTCCTCGCCGGTACCATCGTCGGATACACCGAAACCGACTGGCAACGCGTTCCGGACGACATCACACTCGAGGACGACAGCGACGAACTTTGGACGGTCGCCCGTCTAGCGTACGAATGGTACTCGACAGCCCGCTCCATCCTCCGCCTCACGTCCCGTCGACCCACCGCCAAGCTCTGGCCCGGCGTCCTCATTCGCGAACTCAACCCCGAACTCACCCCGATCGCTCGCGACGTCAACACTACGATCACCGAAATCGCCCTCAGTCTACCGACGGCTCCCGGCGTCACCACCGCCGCCCCCCAATTCGAGATCGTCACAGGCTCGGGGGACATCGACTTTGTGCGATACATCCCCCGAATTCGCACCTAAACCACGCAAAAACCCAGCGTTTTCCTTGGTTTCCATCACCACCCCCCCAATCGGGTTGAAAGCCAAAAACTAGCCTTACTTACCCCCCGATAATGGGGGTGGCGTGCGCAAAAAAAATACGCAATAGCGGGCGAGCCGCCTGCACCCGGTGGGGGTGGGGGGGAGAACCTTAGAAAATCACCCCCCTTGAGGGTGGGTTTCGGGGGCCGCCTCGACCCTCGGTCAACCCGTCCAGCCCTGGCCCACGATGGCCAGCCATGCCACGCACCTCCACCAACTCGTCCCACCGGCGTCCCGCTCTTTAGCGAAACACAGTAAACCCTTGCACATCTCACCAAATAGACCGGATTGCAAATCCGCCACGCGTGGGTTCAACTCCCACCGGAGCCTCTAAGGAAACCAGCGTTAATCGCTGGTTTTTTTATAGACTTATCGCAAATTGTATCCGGTTGCCAATTGGTACAGACTGGCCACCTTTGGCCGCCAATCCGTCCCACCGGCGTCTCACTCCATCATACCGCCGTAGCCCTCACCAGGGCAGCAATGGCCGCATCTTGCTGTTCTGGGAATAAATGTCCATAAGTGTCCAACGTCAAACGGATCGTCGAATGACGCATAAGCTTCTGTATTTGTTTAGCGTGGACGTTGGCCAACGCCAACCACGCCCCGCACGTGTAGCGTAACGCGTGGAAGTCCATGACCTTGCCGTCATGGTCCTTTAACGCCAAGAAGTCGCTAGCCTCGCGTTTCGCTCGTTCGTTCACATCTTTGACCTCGCCGACCCAATCGGCCCTCGCCCGCTCCATATCGTGGGCGACTAGCTCCGCCAGACTCGTCCTCTTTGAAACAACAAACGCCCGCGATCCCGGCATCTTGCGCCGCAAATGCTCACCCAGCAACGTCGACAGCCGAGGCGTCAACGGTTGCTCGGCCGGTTTCGCGTTCTTGGTATTCGCCCCAGGCAGTAACACCCAACCGGGATCCGCCAAGATAAACGAACTCCGCTTTAGACTCTGAATCTCTTTCGATCTCAATCCCGTCACCAACGCCAACTCGTAGAGCACCGCCCTCTCGAGTCCCATTAGCCCCTTGACCACGTCACCCGCTTCCGCAGCTCGCCGCAGGTATCCCCACTCCTCGCGCGATAGCGCCCGACGCTCGTATCGTCGATCCTTAGACGGGCTCGGCGATCTCAAGTCCGCCATCGGATCGCTCGCCATACGACCCGTACGCCTACACCAATCCGAATAGCCTTTGATCGCCACAATGTAGCTCTGGACCGTTCTCGCCGAAATATTCTCCCCCTTCATTCGATGAGTCGTATAAGCCACCACATGGGCCGAGGCTAAATCAATACCACGCGTTACGCCGGCATGGGCAATAATCTTTTCAATCTTCGACCGCGTATCGACCGTATGCTCGTTCGCCCCGTTGGACATCTCAAGCGACGCCACATAATCATCGACCCAGCGTTGAACCGGTTGCGATTGGTACTCGACGAGCGATTCCGTACGGCGATCGATCACGCCGGCCCGCATCAGTGCGACACGTTTCTCCTCGGCAGCCAAGACCATAGCCGCGACCGATTTCTCAGTCGTGCCGGTGGATTTCTTGCGTCGTTTGCCGGTTTCGTCAATCCATTGCATTTGCCAATGTCGACGTCCATCGACACGATAAATGGTACCCATGGATTGTTAATCCCTTTCCAGTTGGTCAGACACGCCCCGAGAAACAAAACGATGATTGACCAAGCGATCCAGCCCCCGCTCCTCTGGCAAGTCAGCAATAAAGCGATCAAGCTCGGTGATATGGAATCGGACCATCGTCCCTAATCGTTTGGGTTTGATTTGTCCGCCAGCGACTAAACGCCGCAAATGGCGTTCACTGATTGATAGATAAGCCGCGGCGTCCTCTTTGCTCAAGAGACCGATCGGCCTTGTAGATTTCGTCATAAGATTTGAAGCTCCGATTGCCATCATGGATTCGGAGCGTCGAGTTGCTGGGGCAAGTATTGGCACCGTCGGGGACTTTGTCAACTAATCTTTCTTGATTTCGATTTTCGGCTTCGAAGCGACAACGTTTTGTCGTCTGGCCTCGTCTTTCCTCGCCTTGTGTTCTTCAAGTTCCTTTTGTTGTTTGGAAAAGTGGTCTTTGTCTGACTTAAGTCTTTGTTGATAGTCCCATCGATCAGCCATCTGTTGGCGAGCCGTTTTTGACGAATCACGAAGACTGAACCCAACAAGTACAACCATGCAAATCGCAATGATTCCCAACAATGCTTCGGATCGTCCATTTGCGCCAGCTCCGCCAGCAAGCAACAGTGCTAGTATCATCACCGACCACCAAATCCAACCGCACCCGTAGTTGTACGGTTGATGTTCCGCATCGCATATCCAATCAAGCCGCTCGGCTATGATTTTCAATTGCTCCGCCGTCTCGCGTTGAGCCTGGACAAGATCCTCGACCCCTAACTTCTTTTTGTCTTCCATTGTTAAAACTCCGGGCGGTTTAATTCAGCAAAACAAAACATCAAGGCAAAAAAATCAAACATAGAACGACTGATTTCCTACAACAATTGACCATACGTGTCTCTGTAAAACTAAGAATCCCGAAAAACGAAAAAACTCCAATCATCGCGATTTCCAATTGAAGACACACCATGCGAAGATACGACCTATATCGTTTCGTCCCTGAAATCCATTCGTTTCGGCTCGAACACCGCAGCATTCGCAAAAAGGAATGCCGCCAAATCATACAATCCGCTCGCGGACTGTACCTCGCAGTCCCACACGACGAGTCGCTCATCCCTTTTTCCGACTCGCCTTGCTTGGCTTTTTGTAAGCCTTTGGCTTCTCCGCAACGTTCTCGGAGTAAACGGAAATAGGCATGTCCAAGGCTTTTTGGATGTTTGAAAGGTACCCGACCAATCTCCCGCGAAATTGGTCCGTGCCATCCTTACCCATCACAAAGAGCGTTTGACCCGGTCCACGTTTACCCAGTTGCTCCGCAAAGCTTGAAAGCCGCTCGGAAAACCGACCAAGCTCCTCGCTTAGCTGTTCCAAGTCTTGTTTTGTAACGTGCTGTTTTCGTGGTTTTGGGTCCATGCAACCCATCGTAAAAGATTTTTTTCTTGTCGCAAGTGTATAAGCAGCAACGATTTAGGAATCGTCTTTGCACAAACAGTGCAACATCTGTGTTGCATTAAGTATATATTGGGTTACTATTTGAACACGTCGCAGGAAACGACACGGACAATCACGCATGAGGCCAGCCCACACGGATGGCCCCTAGCTTGAAAGCCGAGTCACTTAGATGGACAGCCG